ATGCCCTCTCTGGGGCAGCATAACTCCAAGGGGCACATTGTTTACGAGGGCAAAAGGATCTTGTCCGATCTTGAGGCTGGCTGGGCAGGCATGGATCGCTTGCTAGCCCCTCTTTGTAGATACAACAGCGTTCAGCTACGGAGTAAGCACAAGCCGTACAAACCCCGGATGGTATTCTGCCATGGTAATCATGAAAACCGTCGAGATCGACTTATGCAGCAAGAGCCTTTCCTCCAAGGAGCCCTGCCTGATTATGGTCTGGAAGAACGAGGATGGGAGGTACATCCTTTCCTGCAACCAGTGCGGATACAGGGGGTCAATTTCGTACACTACGCTAGCGGAGGGGTCATGGGGAGGCCCATCTCCAGAGCACACCTTATAGCTACTAAGAAGCATGAGAGCTACGTAGTAGGCCACCAGCAGACACTGGATATTTATATCTCTCCGCATGTCAAGACGGATGGTAGCAGGGTACAGTGCGTCATAGCTGGAGCCTTCTACGATCACGAGGAGGACTACATGAACTACCAAGGGAACTCGCACTGGCGGGGTGCCCTGATGCTAACCGAAGTAAACAACGGTAGCTTTGATATCGTTACCCTGAGTCTAGACTACCTCAAGAGGAACTGGCTCTAATGGATCAAGTTAACCCCAAGCACTACAAGCAGCACCCCTCAGGGGTAGAGGCAATCCAGATCACTGAGCACCTGAATTTCTGTGTCGGTAATGCCATGAAGTACCTCTGGCGCGCTGGCCTTAAGGATGATACAGTTCTGGATCTACTCAAGGCCCGGTGGTACATAGACCGGGAGATCCAGCGTATCCGATTGTCCAGAGAGAAGGAGGTACAAGATGTCTGATAGTTCAGAGTTTCGCAACAGCTTCGGAGAGAATATCTTCAAGCAGAAGTACGCACTGTATCCTAACCAGAAGTGGTCAGAAAAGGCTTACGATATCGTCAAGGACGTTACGACTAACCTCTTCCTGAAGGATCATCAGGAAGCTCTTGAGAAGTACATTCGTGAGCTAAAGTTCCTCCCCGGTGGGAGGTACATTTATTACGCTGGGCGTCAAGCTCGTTTTTATCAAAACTGCTATCTGTTGAAAGGCGAGGAGGATACTCGTGAAGAGTGGGGAAGACTTGTTCGTAAAGTGTCTGACTGTCTCATGTCTGGGGGCGGCGTTGGCGTGGATTATTCTGTCTTCCGTCCTCATGGGGCACCACTTGGCCGCACTGGGGGCAAAGCCAGTGGACCAATACCTCTTATGCACTCTATCAATGAAATCGGCAGAAATGTTATGCAAGGTGGGTCAAGGCGATCCGCAATTTACGCCTCCCTTAACTGGCGACACGGGGATGCCGAAGCCTTCCTCGGAGTAAAGAACTGGCATGAGATGATGGTTACGGATAAGCTTACGCTAGCTGATGCGAAGAGGTGGGACTTCAACTTGCCTGCTCCTTTGGATATGACGAACGTATCCCTGAACTACGATGATGCATTCTTGGATGCAATACAACAGGGGTACCTCCCTGAGATCTTCATGCGTAACTGCTATCAAGCGTGCTCCACGGGTGAACCCGGCTTCTCCTTCAACTTCGGAGACAAGGAAGATGAGACACTACGTAATGCGTGTACTGAGGTTACTTCTGCTGACGATTCTGATGTTTGTAATCTTGGTAGCATTAACATTGGTCGCATTGAATCCCTTGCCGAATTCAGGGAAATCGTTCGGCTTGCGGCTGGGTTTCTGGTATGCGGCACTATTACGGGCGACCTACCCTACAAAAAGGTATACGAAGTTCGTAAGAAAAACCGCAGATTGGGTCTTGGACTCATGGGCATACATGAATGGCTTCTGAAGAGGGGCTACAAGTACGAGATGGTTCCTGAGCTTCGTCAATGGCTGGAGGTGTACCGTGAGGAGTCCGAGAGAGCTTCTAATTCCCTATGTGACCGCCTTAGTATTTCTCGGCCTGTTGCTTATCGAGCAATCGCACCCACTGGTAGCATTGGGATACTCGCTGGCACTACTACTGGGATTGAGCCTTTGTTTGCTGTGGCTTATAAGAGACGATACCTAGTCGATGGTACCAAGTGGAAGTACGAGTACGTAGTGGATGCTACTGCGGAAGCCTTGATCCGCGAAGGGATCAACCCGAATGATATCGAGACTGCTATTGACCTCGTGGAGGACTGGGAGCGCAGAGTTAAGTTCCAAGCGGACGTACAGGATTACGTCGATATGGCAATCAGCAGTACGATCAATCTCCCGGCTTGGGGAAGCGAGCTTAACAATGCTGATCGCGTCCCTGCTTTCGCTGGTATTCTTGCTAAGTACGCTCATCGCTTGCGTGGCTTTACTTGCTACCCTGATCAAGCTCGCGGGGGTCAACCCCTAGAGGTGGTGTCCTACAAGGAAGCTGTGAAGCACAAAGGCGTGGTGTTTGAAGAGAACGATGCCTGTAAAGGAGGCGTATGTGGACTCTGATAAGTCTGAGGACTCAGCCTTTGATTGTTGTATCCCTCCTGACCTCTTGCTTGGGATACACAGAGGACTAAAGAACACAACGTACCGAGGAGTGCCTGTATGGAAGGCACCATTTGATCTAGTACTGTACAGTATGCTGATCGACAAGCTGAAGCCTAAGTCGATTATCGAACTGGGTTCGGCAGCAGGAGGCAGTGCTTTGTGGTTCGCGGATCAGATGCAGGTCAGAGGACTGCCCTGCAAGATAGTATCCATTAACTACAAGCTGTGCCCAATGAAGGACGGTAGGATTAACTTCGTACAAGGGGATGTCCTGTGCATGGATAAAGTCAGCACGGACTGGAGCATCCTTCCGCATCCTTGGTTAGTCGTGGAGGATAGCGCGCATACGTACGAGGCTTGCTCCTCTGTGCTGAACTTCTTTGATCCCTTGTTAGTCGAAGGGGATTACATTGTCGTAGAGGATGGCATCGTGGAGAAGATGCCACGACCGAAGTACAGGAAGCTCAGGGATAACGGACCCTTCCATGCAGTACGGGACTTCTTGAAGTCAACCAAGAGTACGTACAGCATTGACCGTAACCTCTGTGACTTCTACGGGAAGAACGCAACATGGAGCCCTGAAGGGTGGTTACGTAAAGGAGGTTCTCGTGGACTCTAATGAACCAATGTCTGATATACCAGACAAAGTTGAGGAGAAGCCCTCAAAGATACGGCAGTTCCCTAAAGCTAAAAGGGAGACGCCGGATGAGATAGAGCCCTTGGTACTGGCGCATACGTGCTCCGAGACTACCGAGGGATTCCACTGGGCAATCCAGCTTCGCCACTCTGGATTGTACTTTGTGTGCTGTACGTGTGGCCTAGGTATGACGCTTGAAGAAGTACTTACTTGTTATGAGGAGGACTAATGGCACGTAAAACTAAGTTCATTCGGACGAACAACTTCGTTATCATGGTTGAATGCGAGAAGAACAAGAGGGATGCGGATGCTTGCATCAGTATCACTAGCCCTTACGGAGGCAAGGGTATCCAGCTTTCGCACTACGCTTGGTGCGAGGATCACAAGGAACGCGAGGGTGCTGTCAAGGAAGCCCAGCAGGTTATTGATGCACTGATCCTGTACATCAAGGAACTGAACGCTCTCCCTGAGTTCCCTGACTGGAAGGAAGTTCCTGAAGCGGAGTAGGATAAATAAAAAAGGGGGCTTCGGCCCCCTTCACTTCATCCCTTCGTGCTCTATGGCATAATGGTTCCCATCCCTGAAGCGCCCACCCCAACGGCACAACTCGTGCTGCTTCTCCCAGTACTCCCCTAGTTCTGTATGCGCCTCAGTCGAGGACATATAGACCCCATCCTTGAATAGATTCAAATCAATCGCTAGCTTGTTCTTGTGTGCTGACCGAGGGTGCCCGTAGCCCCTCTTGATCCCCATCTCTCCGTGTACACGCGGATCACGGAAGAGATCCCCACCGCGTACCTTGTACCCTAGTTCAAATGCCTTGTTCAGGAGCCCCGGAAGAAGGGACATGAACAACTCCTGCTTCTCACCTAGTTTCATTTAGCCTTACTCCCTACGGCTGGCCTTGCTTGGCTACTATCGAATATAATGTACTGCTTCGGTACTCCACCCATTTCATTAGCAACTTCTGGATTAAAAGACGCTTCATCGCTCCACGTTTCTATTCCATCGTATCCTTCTCTTTTGTATCTATTAATAATAGATTCTATCTCTGGGTCATTCATACCCATCCTGTTAGCTATTCTATTAGCCTCTAACGGAGGCAGCAGTATTGGATTCTTTATATCCAGATGCACCGGATACACACGACCTCTTTCTCCTCCTTTGATTTTTTCTTTTATCCATTCATCGTATTCTTTTTTAAGAACTTCTGCATCCTCTGAGAAATCTGATTTTACAACCTTTATAGTACTTGTATCTTTTTTGTACGTAGAGTAATCAGGCGCTAGATCATGAAAGATTGACCACCGCCCTTCTCCTTGGTACTCAAGTACTCCTGAATCTGTTGCATAAACTTTCCCTTTTTCAGGCGAAGGTATTTCAGACAAAGTAACGTGGTACTCTAATTCATTATCAGCATAAGATGCTCCACTCTTTATAGAGTACTTCTGAAGTGCCTTTTCACGCCTTGCTAGATTAACAGCAAAGGAGTACGCGCTAGCTTCACTAGGACTTTCAGTAAACCATGTTCCGGGTTTGAAGTCTTTGAATTCTTCTGCATCTGTTCCGTGATAAACAACCCTGCCACTAGGTAAAGCAGACGCTACCTTAGCCGCCTCATCCACCTTTCCTGCAACCTTAGCAGCATCAGCGGCAGCATCTGCTCGCTTAATAACAGGAGTTCCTGCTTCAGTAGCGGAGCCTACAGCTTTGATTGTTTTCCAGATGCTGGACATGTTTACTCGGAAGTCTGAGATTCAGACGGAGGTGCTACCCGGAAGTAGTACTGTACAAGCGCATCCATATCTTGCAAGCCACTTTCGGTATCCAAAGAGTTAAGCTGCTCCATCAAGGACAAGTTACGGTTCAGGCGCACGATAGCTGAACTTACTTCAGGACTATTGGTTCGTTCAGTAAGCACGAATTTATTTTGCGTACTATCGTACCCTACGTACCGAGAGAAAGCACTCAAGTCTGAAAGAGAGGCATTGCCAGTAAGCCACATGCCTGCCTTGGCTGCTTGGACTCTCTTTGCATCATTCTCTGCGTTGCGAATCAGTTCGACAACTTTCGCAGGGTTAGCCAGCAAGTCTGCACTCATCTGCCGTACAGATGCGGAACTCATCCGTCCACTCTCAATAAGCTGCTGAGTATCAACTACCATGTTAGGAAAGAAATTAGGATTAGCAGCAATGTCCCTCGCAACAGGATCATAAGGACTATTCATCTTACGAAGCAAGCTGGACGTAAGGACAGCAGTGAACTCCTGCCCATCAGGAGGTATAGGTGCTGCTGTCTCAGCGGATTGCAATCTGTCAACTGCTGCCGATGCTTGATTAACGACATTACCAATACCTTTACCCAACGTGCTCCCTGCTGAGGTAAACGCTGCATTACCTATAACAGACGTAGCTACTGCGTCCGCTACTCCGGGGGCAATATCGCTTAATGCAATAATGGTATCTACCCCCGGCTCTTGTAGAATCCGTGCCTGCGCCATCCTTTGTGTAATCTTGTTTCTCGTGTCTAGGCTCTCTGCTTTTCCTTCGCCTACGTTTTTAATAACCGGATCAATATGAAGAGAAGAGAACGCTTGCCAAGCGGAGTCCAACTCTTCAGTTGAGTACAAATTAAGTGCCTGCCCTGTTGCAGGATCTCTAGTCCTGCTCTGGTAGAACTGCAAACGAGTCTCTTCTTTATGCTCGTTGAGCCTGTCGAGTACCTCGTTAACTGGAGCACTTCCCATAGCAAGTCGGATATCGCTAAGACCGTTAGCCCAGACAGTGCTGAGAGAATTGTCAACGCCATTGGCTACAGCGACCTTCGCTCTCTCTTGGTTAAACCTGTAAGCCGCCCTGCCTTCTGCATTAAGAGAAAGCCCCAGCTTTGTTTCGGCCCTTTCTTCGCCACGAACAGCGCGGCCTTCTGCTTGAAAAGTAAGCCACTCTTTGACACCTACTTGGTACTTATTGCGTGCGTACGCAAAAGCCTCCATCATATTAAGCTGATCTTCAGACATATCCTCTGGCGCAATCCATTGTCCAAATAGCATGTCCGGGGTAACACCCGTGTCCTTCATCATCGTAGCTACTCGCGTAGCTCGCTTGCCCAAAGCAGCACTTGCTTTCTCTTGCAGAGCCGCGATAGCGGTTTCACGCATTGCCATGCCACGGAGGAAGTGCTGGTAGTCACCTTCTACCTCGCTAGCGATCTTACGGTACCGATCAGCGTGCCAAGGGTTAGCAGCGATTCGCTCTCGCTTGTAGCTCTCCAGTCGCATGTTAGCTAGCTGGGAACGACCAAGCAGCGAAGCTTGTTCCGCCCTCTTGGCAAAAGCAGTGAA